CTGTATGATGTGCTTGTCAATATCCTGCTCAAGCTCTTGCTTACACAGCTTAAGTGTAGACTTGTTCTTGTTGAATGCAAGGAAGTAACCCTCTTCTCTTCCTTCTGTCTTACCATACCCTGATAGTTGTTTAATGTAACCGAATGCATCATCCTTAATACCATCTTCTTTAAACTTATTATCATATGACCAAGCACTAGCTGTCTTAACATCCACTAACTCACCATCAATGTAACAATCTTGTGAGCCTTTAACACCTTCAACATCGTGCTTCTTCTGTTGTCCTGTTACTTCGTGACCTGATGCTTCAACAATACCAAGTAGTACTGCTTCCATAACGTGACCAGTAAGGAAGGTAAGGTATACCTCGCCTGATATTTCTTCTGCTTCGTAACCGTGTACACTATACCACTGTGCTCTCTCACACTTACCAATACCTGACATACGTAGTCCACCTTTCTTCTGACGTACTGTTAGTGCTTCAAGTAAAGCATCCTTCACTTCATTACCAACACGTTGTACAATGGTATCTATCTCAGGTGTATGCTTTGTCTGATTCTTCATCAGTGCATACACATCAGGTATCACTGTATTAATGTTCTTGCTCATCTTCTTTCTCCTTTATTAATGTTTCTAAGTACCACTTAGCTTTATTTAAATCTTCTAAACCATTCTTGAATTTATATCTTGATATATATTTTATCACATTTCCTTCAAGGTAGTTCAACTTTTGGTCTAAAATAAAATCAATTACTTCTATGTTGCCCTGCCTGTAGTGGCTTGGGTTTATGTTATCTTTAGTGTGTTGCATTCCAACTATCCCCTATCTTGTACTCTCCATTAATTGGACAGTTTAAATTATAATAATGTGTAGTGTCTCTCATTGCTGATACAATCTGTTCACCTATTGCTTCAGCATACTCGGGCTCACATTCAATCTGAATCTCATCGTGAATTACACCTACTTGTTTGTAAGGTAGCTCACAGTTCTGATGGAAGATAACCCAAGCCCTCTTGGCAATGATTGAACCTGCTGACTGTAACAAGAAGTTCAAGGCTGAGTGAGTAGACCTAACATAGATACGTCTATCATCTAATGCTTTGATGTATCCTCTGCTTGATGCCTGTTCAACTAACCTGCGTAGCTTCTTGAGTGCAGGTGTGTTATCAAGGAAAGACTTCTTAATCTTACTGCCTTCATTCTTGCCACCACCTACAATCTTGCCAATCAATTCATCACCACCACCATATAAGAATGCGTAGATGAAACGCTTGGCTTCGTCTCTTCCTTGCTTCCATTTTGCAGAGCCTATCTCCCATCTTGAGTCTATCAGACCAGCAGATATACCGTTAGTTGCGTGGATGTCACCACTCAGTATCTCGTTAATGTAGTCCTTGTCACCCATATAGTGTGCTAAGCATCTTAACTCTAAGCCACTCAAGTCAGCACCAACAATAACCTTACCTGGTGATGCCTTGAATAAGCTACGCATCTCAGCACCATACTCTTTATTACTGGCTACAACCTGTTGCATATTAGGATTGCTACTTGACATACGATTAGTAACAGTACCTAGTGTATGCACCCTACCGTGGATAGCGTGTGTCTTAGGGTTGAATGCCTTAAGCCAAGACTCAAGCATACTCCTACGCTTATCAAGCATCAAGTACCTAGCAATAAGCTGTGCTTCAGGTATGTCTACGCCCTCAAGTATTTCTTCTGATACTTTAACTTGACCTGACTCAGTGTACACAGCAGGCTTCCAACCAAAGTGTTGTAGGTATTTACCAATCTGCTTACGACTACCTAAGTTAAAAGCATCATAGGTATTATAACCCCACTTACCATTGGGATGCCAACAACAACCCTTCTCCAGTTGCTTCTGATAACGCACACTCTTACTGCCTGATTTATTAAACTTATCAGCCTTCTCAACCTCATTAAACACAGGCAGTGGCTTGAACACTTCACGTACTGTGCTCTCTGCTTCAGTAATATCAGCTGAGATAGACTGTAATACTCTCATTGCTTTATCCTCATCAAAGTACCAGCCATTCTTCTCTTGCTGTGTTGTGTGCTTCTTAGTATCATACTCCAACTGAATAGCATCATCACTGAATCCCTCAAGATTCAAAGAGTTATATAACTTAGTAGTAATCTCAACATCACGTACACAATAGTCCAGCATCTCGTTACTAAACTTAGACCAGTCTTCGTGGTCTCCCTTAGGATAACCAAACCTCTCACCCCAACTAGCTAGGCTGTGTCCACCCTGTCTTTGTGGCTCAGTAATCTGACTAAGAATCATAGTGTCTTTAAGTATAACCTCACTAAAGTCTGTACCTAACAATCTCTCTAGCACTGGTACATCAAAGCCAAAGCCATTGTGAAACACCAGAGTCTTGCCCTTACCTAGCCAATCATTAAACGTATGTATACTAGGTGGGGTAAATATAACTTTCTCTTTTGTGTCTACATTCTGTGCTACGATACACCAAATAGTATCAGGGTCTAATCCATTCGTCTCAATATCACAGCTAAAAGTTTCCATAGTCATCTACCTCCTTCATCTGTGGTGATACCCCCTTCTCTAGTCTACCTGTATCACTATTGAAGTGTGTCCAACCACCCTCACCAGTCTGTCCTGTACGTCTTAGCTTAGGTACACGAATACGAGTAGCGTTTCTTTCGTAGTCATCCTCTGCTAACTTATCTCTACTGAATAAGATATTATTATGACAGGCTTGTGGTATAGCACCTGAACCTTTAACATCATACTCACTAATCTTGTGTGGGTGTGAACCATCATCAGGCTTACGAGTGTGTGTACTCAACAAGACACTGGCTTTAGTTTCTTTACACAACTTAATAAATCTATCCATTACTTCCTCGATGTTCTCATTGCTTAAGTTCTTAATGGCTGTGTGCAATGGGTCAACCAAGATAACAGTACACCCCATACCTTTGATGAAGTATCTAATCTTTGAGAACATCTCTTCAATCTCAATAGAACCACCACCATCATCGTGAATCTGTACCTTAGAACCTAAGCCTACCTCTTGAGCATCGTGAATGATGTCATCAACATCAAGGTCTTTCGGTGCAACTAGCGACAAGTTAACTCCCTTATGTACTGATACCACCTTACGTACTGTCTCATCAAGACTATCCTCTACCATAAAGCAGCCAACCTTTTCATCTGTATTCACAGCGAAGTGATACACTAACTCATTCAACAGTGTTGTCTTACCAATCGAAGTGTGTGCAATGATAGATGTAAGTTCACCTCTAGCAATACCACCCCTAAACATCTCATTCAAGTTACCGAATGACTCGGGCAAGGGGATTAGCTGTGTATCTCTGTACTCTGATAAGGCAGTACGCATATCATCAACAGTTGCTACACCTGATACTACATAAGGCTTAGCTTCCCACCAAGCACTAGTGAATAGCTTAGAATGTTTATTGGTTAAGTAGTCTGATGCATCCTTGTAATCAGGTAGCGTTACAATCTTAGCCTTGTTCGGACCAAGGATAGGTGCAATCTTCTTGACTGCATTACGCCCTGCTTCATCATTATCAAAGCACAGTACTACTGTCTCAAATGAATCAAGCCACTCAAGGTTAGCCTTAATATTCTCTACTGAATCAGAGCCATTGTTGATTGATACTACTGGGTACTGACTACCTAGCATCTCGAATGCAGATAGTGCATCAAGCTCACCCTCTACTACTGTTACATACCTCTTACCTTTTTGGAATAGGTGCTGACCAAACAGTGGATTGTCTGACTTAGTGTGTCCAGTACCAAAGAACTTCTTATCCTTTACGATACGAGTCTTCAGTCCAACCAAAGCACCTGTCTTATCATAGTATGGATAGTGATGCTTAGTTACATCACCGTTGTTGTTTACCTCTACCTTAACACCATACTTATCTAATGTCTCGGCTCTCAAATTTCTATCTGTTAGGAAGATTGCTTCTCCCTGGTAGGTAGACATTAGTTTATCTTTATCTACTGAATTTGATACCTC